TTGATTGCTTCAAGGATACTTTCTTCATTCATAACACCAACTTGATCGCCCCACAGTATTTTGAACTCTGCTACACGATTTTGTGTTCCAAAGCGACTTTTTTCTATTCTTGCCCTTACATGCGAACCAATCTGATAACCTTTGGCATCATATACCATACTATCTTTAGCAAAAGATTTTGTGAGCCAAATACGAACACTTGTAAAGAAATCTGGCGACGAACCACCAGGTGTACCATATTTCTGGCTATCAGTTAGATATTTACCACCCATCGGTGCTTCGCTTGTAGCCTTGAGATTGACCTTTAGCTGATTCAACATAATAAGTGTTGAAGAGTGTTGTGCAAGTGGCGTTGTGACCTTTTGAAAGGCTTTTGCTAATAGCGCAGCTTTTACACCGATACGCTCATTAGGATTGAATGTTCCTTCTGTGTCAACTTTTGTTGGAGTAGCAGCCAAACTATCAATAATAAAAAGAAATCTATCGTCACTTGAACCGATAAGTGTTTCTATAGTCTCAAAAACGCTCTCAAGATCTGGTGGCTGAATATAAATTAAATTTTCTAAATCACAACCAGCTTTTGTTAGGAAGTCACTATTGATTGCACTTTCTGCATCAAAATATACTGGAATAATACCTTGTTTTTGAGCATTACCAGCTATTTGCGCTGCTAAATAGCTTTTACCTGTTGCTTGGATGCCGGCAATCTCAATAATTTTTCCTACCGGAATACCTCCCATTCTACCTTTAGCAATAATACCATCAAGCCAAGTTGCTCCTGTTGGTATCCACTCTTTTACATCTGTTGGGTTTTCTTCACGCAGATCGTAAACAGCACCTTTTAGTGTGCTATTGAGTGCCTTTCTAAGACCTGCAACATCTACTTTGCCTGCTTTGACTTCTTTTATCTTTGCCATATTTCTTTTTCTCCTTGAAATAGTTATACTGCCAATAGAAAACGACCAAAGAGATATTACACTCTTTGGTCGCCCCTGTCAAGCATCAAGTTTTATCAAAGATCAAGTTCGCGTAGAGCGGCGTCAACCGCATTTTCAACGCCACCACCCTTTTCTACACCAACACTTGTTTCATCTGGTTCAGCAAGATGTTTGTCAAGTGCTGCTTGAACTTCTGCTGGAGACATTCGTGTAAAGATAGTTGAAAGATCAGGAATACTTTCAAGTAGTTCTTTACACTCTTGACTGCCAAGACCTTTGCACATTTCTGTTGACTTTGGTTTTGGTTTTACCGACATCATGGAATAACGAGCGCCATTTTTCTTGCCTTTATCTACTTTGAGGTCAAAACCATTTTCTGGATCAGTAATGTCTCCAAAGTCTGGATCAAGAACTGTCTTGAGTAGTTCTTCATATACAGTCTTTGAATAGGACCAAACCTTGACTCCGTCTTTTTCGCTTCCGCGAACAAGAATAGGTGACAAGAACCGCTGACGAACAAAAAGATCTTTTGCCGCAGCAACACTATCTGGTTCACCACTCTTGAACAACTTGGTGGCAAACTCACAAATAGCGCAGTCCTCTCCAAAGTTACGCTTTGGACACATTACGCTTTGATTTCCAACATTATAATGAAACCAAAACTCCTTGAAGGGATCACCATCCGGGGTTGGAAGCACACGGACTTCGTGAATACCATCTTCTGGTTTCCAGAAAGCGGACTCTGAACTTGACTTACCCTTGTTGTTGAGTTTATCAAGTTTTTTTTGCATAGCGCGAATATCAATACCCATTTTATTTACTCCTTGTGGCTCATCAACTTACTGTTGAGAAGACCGTAAAATGTTGGCATAAACAAAGCCAATCATGTTGTCAATAAGAATATCCAATAACTTTCAATATTGACTGTTTTTAGTTTATCATGCTCTCATAAAAAGTAAAGGGCCGAATATATCGGCCCAATACCTATTTTTTATCTATCAACGGCGTGAACGACGCTTGGTAGCACGAACAGAAGTTGTTGAACGAGTTGATCGTGAAGTTGATGAGCGAGTTGATCGTGAAGTTGAAGCACGAGCGGTTCGTCGTGGCTTCTCTACATTTACACGCTCACGAACAGTTAGAGAACAATCAACTGGAACAACAGTTCGGCTGTCCTCGGCTACATATACCTGTCCAGTAGCAACATTGGCAAACATAAAGGCATCTACTCCCTCAAAACCATCATCAATACTACGGTTTGAAATGGTTAGTAGTTGATATACAGTTCCTGGGGCTGAACGAGGAAAGCGGAAAGTCTCGCCGGCACGAAGGTGTGATAGTGTTACACGACCAGCATTTCCTACGGGACCACGGCGATTTACTGTTACTTTTGACATATTTACTTCCTTTGTTAGAACACCTGCAACCAGCGGGCTGTTCGGTGATGGTGAGGCATCATAGCACCGATCAGATCACTTGTCAAGCCGGCTGCTGCTGCTGAATATGCTTTGTTTTTCCTACACAATATACAAAGTTTTGGTTGTATTTTGTTTCATAAATACCAAAACTTACTTTTATGTTATTTTGTTTTTGCTTTTCTTTCACTTGGTTTTTTATGGTTTGTAAAAGTTTTTTTTCTTTTTTCAAGGTGTCCGAGTTGATAGCAAAATAATATACAACCTCTTCTATATTTTCCAGTTCATAAAACCAGTCTATATCCAGTGTTCCTATCTCTGATAAACCATATGTTTGTATTCTTGTTATATCGCTCATACTGACATTGTTTGAAAGCATTGGTTTCAAGTTGCTATAAACATTTATATAATGTAGTGTTGAGTTGGTAAGAGTTGCCATTTCTTCTTCTATTTCTAAAATACTGACATTATTCAACATACTTTCAAGTTTTGTTTTATCAAATATCACAAAGTTTTCAAACAACCCAGAACGAGCATATTCTTGTAATATGCCAAAACATATTTTATGTTGTAATCTTTCTATGTCTCCCAATAGTTCAAGATCTGGCTTCACATAATAAACATTTATTTTTCTATCTTTGAACTTTTCTAATAGAGCAAGAACAATACCACTTACTGCCTCGGAACCATCAACCATAACCGATATTTCTGCATTGTCGTCTTTTATAAAGGCATTCCAAGGTTGAGAAGAATATTTTTTTTCATATTCCTCTGCATTGCTATATTCTTTTACAATAAAACTATTTTCTGCTACTTTTTGCTCTGCTACTGTATAGACAGTATATTGAGAATATTGCTCTAAACCAATAGCAAGTTTAGAGCAAAACTCGCCAATACCTACAATAGAGATCATAATATATTCCTCATATTTCCAAGATTTTTACCTATCTTTACAGATGACCTAAACTTACCAAAGTCTGTATTGTTGTAAGTATCAACAATGTTTTTTATTAGATGTTTTTCTTCTTTTTTCATATCAATAACAATATTATCATGTATAATCATTTTTATTTTTGACTGATATCCTTTCAGCATTTCATTTATTTTCAAAACTTGTCGTAATGCCATATCTGCTGTTGTGCTTTGAACCACATAGTTTGTAACATGAAACTCATCTGCTTTTATCACTCTGCCATAGTGATTTGTTATGTTATTTCCATCCCAATATTTCTTTTTTATTTTGTCTGCATTATAATACTTACGAAACTCTGCTTCTCTATCGTTTTTCTTACCATATAACCAAGAGATAAAATCGTTTTTAGCAATGGTTCTGCTGCCATACCCAAACTTATCCATGTTCCACTCGTGAATGTCGTTTGTGGGCTGTTTTACTTCGTTTAGACCAAGAAATACACGCACCTCCGCTGCGTTATAATCAATATCTAACAAGAAATCGTTATCTGCTTTGATATATGACCTCAAACTTTTTGACAGGTTGAGAATAGGAAAACTATTTTCTTCTGTTGTAAGCCGTCCTGTCTTGGAAGAAAACTGGTTATAACTGATATAGTTGTCTTTTTGACCATAAGTTTGATGGAACTCTTTGGTTTTTGTATCGTGCAGGTTATTTTTTATTTGTTCTTCATCAAAACTTATTTTTTGCTTTCTTAT